CTGTTACAACGGACCATAATACTATTATCAATGCGTTTACGAGTTATGTTGCGCTACGAACAAAATACCCGGCAGACAAGGCCTGGAACAAGTTAGGTATATATTGCGGAGATGACGGCGTCGATGTCGATGATGTTGCCTCAGAAATCGAACGTGTCTCTAGTGATCTTGGACTATCAGTTAAAGTCAAATGCCATGATCACAACCAACCAGTGGACTATTGTGGACGCTGGTTCGTAGACCCCTGGACAACTGGCGACAGTTTCCAGGATCCAATCAGAACGATGGCAAAATTGCATATAAGCCTTAGTCAATTACCCCTAGACCAATGTAGGGCAAATAAGGCACTTGGATACGTGGTGACCGATGGTAAAACACCAATCATTGGTCCTTACGCGCGGAAAATGTGCGGCACTCGAACAGAATTGATCAACGCCACGAAAAGAGAGGAGATGCGCATGACTGAAGCTTGGCCCCAAGAGGATCCTGAAGGGATCAGACAGGCTTTTTGTCTAGTCACGAAACTGGATGAAGAGCATGTCAGATTGGTTGAGGAAACCGTAGAGAAAGCCCAAACAATCGACTCAGTTCCGGCAGCATTGCTGAACTTTGAAGTCGAAATACCACCTGGGTATCTCGTTGACGGTGAGTACTCGCCCCAAGCTGTCGTGGAACCAAACCACTCAAATACAGTTATCAAACATGGTCAAACCAAAGACCAAGCAAAGCGCACAACGCAAACAGCAAAAACCTCGAAGGCTAATGCCGACCCAAAGAAAACGAACCAACCCGATTCCCGTGTTGCGACCGGTGACAAACCCAAGCGTAAGCGACGGGTTCGCCATGGCCCAACGCGAGTATTGGGGGACCCTCAACGGAAAAACGGGGACGACGCCCAGTGTCTTCAGATTCAACCCAGGAAAATCAGGGATGTATATGTTGGATCAAATGGGCAATGCCTTCAACGACTACGTGGTTCACGAAGTGTTGGTGGAGATGGTGGGTATAGGTGCGACATCAGGGACAGCAATCCTGAAGTGGTGCCTAGACTTCAAACCAGACGAAACACCACCAGACGCATCCGCAATAATGCAGCACGTACCAAGCTTCTCCCAAGCGGGTTGGCAAACAGCGACAACCCGTCAGACAAAAGAACGCCTGATGAGGAGAAACATGTATGCAACCCTGACGGACAACGCAGGCGAGGACAGCGACGCTTTCCTCCTCGTCGCGTTGCCGACAG